CAGGAACATCTGTACGTCCACCTTGAGCTCCTACATTTACTGAAGCAGGAGAGCCATTTAATGTTGTACCATTTGAACTATTTAAATATACAGGTAAATCACCTTCTACTAATCCAATAGGTATATCTACGGCAGCACCTTTTTGTGCAAAAGGTAATGAAGCAGTAAAATAATCATGCTCCCATGCTCTTTTACGTAATCTAGTTAGTTCTAAAATTTTAGGTAATCCTGATGGTGCACCATCAGTTAATTTATAATCAACAGGTGCAATTAAATTTTGATCTCGGTAATATTCGTTATAAATACATTGATATGCAGCAAAAGGTAATGAATTTACACGTTGAGAAGTTGCTCCACCAGGAATAGGAGGAACACCCATGTAATCCATAAATCTTAAAGATTCACGTAATTCTGCAGTATCATTATAATCCTGATTAATTTGAATATAAGGGGCAACATGTTCAGAATTTGCATCAGTTATAAACTTTTCCCAATTATCCCATAAAATACGATTGGGAACAAAGAAATAGTGCATTGTTACGTCCATTCTGTGCATAACTGGAGCTACTAAAGGAGCAAATCTGATAAGTGATTCACATGATAAATCGAATTTGTCACCGGGGACACATTCCATTGTTAAAATTGGAGTTAAATTACCCATATTTGCAGATAACTTAACATCGTGTGTTAAATCAAAGACATTTTTTTTAGGCTTTGATAACTTAATGGAGTTGAATAAATTCCTTGCCATTGTTTTGTTTTTTTGTTTTTAATTAAATTAATGGCGGTGACTAACCGCCTTATGTTATAGTCTAATTCCGCCTCTACTTACATAATAAGTTCGGCTTACTTTACTTCTTCGGCCATAACCGCCCTTTCGAGATGAGCGTCGATACTTTGAACGTCTACGCATTTGTTTGTTTTTAGTTTGTGATTAAAATATTTAAATATTGCTTGGTCGCAATAAGGTCTAAGTAACTTTTTTTCAGATTCATCAGCAGTATTGTATAACTTAATAAGCCTTAATAACTGGTCTTGTGTATATAATCTCATAATTAATTATTCCAGTGTTCTTTAAACATTGTTTTTGCAGGTTTTTGTTTGCCAGTTGAATCTTTTGAAATACCATTCCATGCTCTGCCTAATAATCGAGCAGCTATATTATCACTTGGCATAATTCCTAAACGTCTTAAATCTATATCTAGTTGTTTTAAAGTACCATCTTTTTGTAAATTTTCAGTAAACTGAATAATATTTCTTCTTTCAGCAGATGTTTTTGCATTTTGTATTGCCATAGTTGCAATTCTTGCATTTGCTTCTTCTAATGATTTTGAATTGGCTAATGTCTGGCGCCAATCATTCCTAAAACCTAATAACATATCCAATTTAGTTTTTGATATATCAACATCTGTTTTTCTAAGGTTTTGTTCTGCAGCCTGAAGGCTATATTTTTGTAATTCGTTAGCACGTCTATTAGCATCTGAATTTGCAGTTGTTCTAGCAATTTCTCCAGCAGTTTGTGCTTGTCTTAATAAAGCATCTTGTTCAATTACTGTATTTTGCTTAGCTAAATTATTAGTTTGTGCTTCTTTTAATTTTATATCTGCATTTTGTCCCATTACGGCACCTATCATATTTAAATCAGGTGTAGGTGCATTAAATTTTGGAGTATCATAATTTGTACTTCTTACTGGTGCAGCTTCGTTTGTTTGTTTATATATAAGGTTCGGGTTTAAACCCGCTTCCTTAAATCTTTGCATTTGCATTTGAGGACTATTATAGTCGTTTTGCATTTTCCAATCTGCAAGAGAATCACGTCTTTGAATATCATAAGAACGTTGTGCAGCATTGGCTTGTTGTTTGTTAGTAAATATTGTTCCTAACGTTGAGGCAGCAGCGCTACCTATAGCAGGTAGAGCGGCAGCTAATAAAGCAGGTATAGGCATATACTGTTTTTTTTTTGTTTTTTTTTGTTTTTATTTTGACACTTTTTTTTATTTGGTTTTGTTTACTCGTAGTGCGTCCTACGTCCTTCTTTCTCGTTTACTTTCCAAATATATGTATTTAGTGTCAATAAACACTAATATATCAAGGTAGTATTAGTGTTTTTCTGTCGCGCTTCGCTTGACTTGATAAATACAGCCGTGCAAACAAGTTTGCACAGCCGTATTTCTCCGTTTTTAGATGTTTTCAACATCTTGACTTTGAATATCTTCAATATCCTCTTTTGACAACTTAGCAGTTGTTTTTTCGACTTTTTTGCTCTTTAAACGTTCTTCGATTTCGGCAAGTTCTTGACGAGCAGCTATTTCAAGTTCTTGACGTTCAGCTAAATCGAGTCTACGAGGGTCGATTGCATCTCCATCTTCTCCTTCCCATATAGGTTGTTTCATACCATCTAAAGGTAAACCTTTAGCATAACGAACTAAAAGTTCTCTTACTGATAATGTTTGGTCTGGTATTGTTTGAGACGGAAGATTATTAATCTCACCGTCACTGACAAACTCTTTTGCATTTAATGAATGTTTTATCATAAATCTGATTGTTTGCGCTCTAATTCAGAGCTTTTATACATTTTTTTAAATTGATGTAAATGTCTTTCAGACATTACTTTTTCTTGTTCTGTAAAACTGGAAAATTGTTTTTCCATTTCCAAATCTTTTTCTTTGCTTATTTTACCTATGTGTAACGCTATTTTATCCTTTTCTTGTTCATTATACATTTTATCTTTATAATACCTAGGCATAGCAATCTTTTTACCATCTAACATAGGCACATACATGCGATTTTCTAAATCGTCTTTGTGCCATTTTATCATATTTTTTGTTAGATAATTTGCGCCTAATCCCTTAGACATTACAGAAAATTCTTTCTGTCTGTCATCATTTCTGTGTATAGGTATTTTTGATTCTTTGCACATATATTTTAACGTATAACCGATACTGGCAGCACTAACATCGCCAATATAATTAGTACCAATAGCATAATTATTAAGAGCCCAAGCACGAGTAATATGTTCTTTATCAGCATTATAAAGAATAATGTGATAATGCGGACGCATTTTTGTAGAGCCGTATTCCCCAACGGCATAGTATTTAAGTTTTTCATGAGATAGTTTTCTTAACCTTTTAAAAAATTTTTGTAAATCTTTTTTATCTAATGTCATATACCCATTTTTTGTGATAGGTACGTAAGCAGTATCATAAGTTAAGGTTACAAAGAGAGCGGAATTACTCCGCTCTCCTTCTTTAACTAACCTAAACGACCAACCTGAGGTTCTGCGTTTCATACATGGGGGGCATTTACCACATGGAAAGGGTATATGTTGTCCTTTAATAAGTTCTTTCTTATAAAAGGGTGTAATACACCTTGTACTCATGATTAAAACATTGGAGTACCATATTTTGGCATTGGCCTAATAGCACGAATTTTATTTAATACGTGACAATATAAATGGTCACCTTCTACATCTTCTACTGCAAATACACGTGTAGTTGGATTACATTCTACAAATGTTTGGTTTAAATTTGGTTCAGTTGAAAATATCCTACCTAAATGCCAATAATCTAAAGTGGTTCTAAATTCACCGGCTACACGACTTGGCATATATTTATACTCAGCATATCTTGGTACATATCCAAATGTATCATTAGCACTACTTGTATAAGCAAAAACTTCGTTTTTTGTAACTGGTTGCTCACCAATATTTGCAAATGAAGGCCAGAAATAATCTAAACTATCATTTTTAAGAAATGTTTTTGGGATACCTTGTTGATAAGCAGTTTTTGGCATTACAGACATTATACCAATGATATAACCATGTTCTTCACAGAAATAACTACCAGCACGACCGCTAGTAACTGAAATTCCATGTCCTGCCATATTTCCTTGAGGAGTTGTATCAGATTGACCTGTTTGTAATACTTCACTAATTACAACTGGTGATTTAACACCAGTAATATATTCAGGTCTTTGTAGACGTGCATCTGAAGATTTAACACCAAAATGTGTTAAAATATTTTCAATATAACGTGTACCACCACGAGCATTTTTTTCTAGCCATTCTTGTAATCTAAAAGCACGACGTAAATCGTTAATTGTTGTAGGTTCTATAGTTGCATTTGATGTGTCAGCATATAAAGAATCAGCAGGAACATCTGTACGTCCACCTTGAGCTCCTACATTTACTGAAGCAGGAGAGCCATTTAATGTTGTACCATTTGAACTATTTAAATATACAGGTAAATCACCTTCTACTAATCCAATAGGTATATC